CGAAAGCCTCGTCTCCAACCGGCTGCTCGTTGAAGTTGAACATCTTCGGCTGGCCGAAGGTCTCGGACTGGCGATCGTTATCCCATTCGGCGACCGTTAACTGCGGCTCCCATACCGGGATAAGTTTTACAAGCGCTGACTCGCCCAGGGTTTTCACCAGACTGGTATCTACTGGATCGCTCCATGGCTTGTTATCTTTCACCTGCAGCAGCAGTGCGGAGTAGCGCCCGACCATATTGCGGCGATCAGCATCCTTCACCTTCGGCCACAACTTCTTCATGAACCTGGTGACGTCCTTTTCCCACTGGTTGGTTTTCTTCGCCTCCTGGGACTCATTACCGTCAACGATTACCGGATAGTCCTGCCAGCATCCATCCAGAAGGCGATGCACCACTGCGAAGCCTGCGGCGTTGCGCCGGTACATGTTGTAGAAGTCGTTAAAGGTGATCGTGCGCGGGTAGCCGAACTCCTGATAGAGCGTCGGGCGCTTTGTGTTCCCGCCACCGATCCCGATGGAATTCAGGTAATTCGCTCGCCGCATTTCAGTGGCGAGATTGTTCACAGCCAGTTGAAGGCCGTTATCTTGTTCGCTCACTGGCGATGCTCCTTAGAAGAATACTGCGCCGACTTGCGCTTTGTGCTTGATATACCCGTCCAGACCGTACCGGACACCGTCCCAGCAGTGGTTGTTCTTGTCCTCTATGACCGGCAAGACCTCGCCAGTGATCCGGTCAGTTTTGTACGAGTAGAGCCGGGCTTCTTTCGCCGTCTCTTTGCAACGTGGGTGAATGATGATTTTCTTAAAGCCACGCAGGCAAGTTATCCCATCCTCAACGCTACCCTGCCATTTCTGGGCTGCTGAGATATTGAAACCCTGTCCCTTGATATGGCTGATAGTTTCAGGTCTGGAGTTGTCGGCTTTGATAGGCCATTTGCGAGCATCGGGTATTCCGGGGAATTTCGCCTCGTCAGTAACCTTCCAGTCTTCAAGCTGTTTCGGCGTGGCATCGGTTTTTCCAGCGTAAAACTTCCACATGTCATCGAGCTCTACACCATTGCCGTAGGCCTCGTATTCGATGTAGAGGTTGTTATCCAGGATGAACATGCGAATAAGCGTGCTCGGGTCTTTTGCGAAACCGAAGTCGGCGCCGAACAGCAGGCGCTCTGATTTCTTCCAGAGGTCGTCTTCAAAGCTCTGCACGACGTATTTATTCGCCAGCACCTGCTTGTCTGAGTTCTCCAGATAGGCGCCTTCCCAAATCCACGCATAATCGGCGTAGTCGAGGTTTTCCAGATCTTCGAGGCGCTCTTCTTCGAGTACATCCGGGAACCACGGATTGTCGCTGTAGTTCATCTCGACAATCATCGAGCTTTTCGGCGGGTTCTTTCTGAAGAGTTTGTCAGTGGCGCTGCCGTCTTTCTCCGGGTTCCATGTCACCCAGATTTCAGAGCCATTTTCACGCACCGTCGGGCGCAGCTTCTTCCAGGCCGTCGCCGATACCGATTCAGCCTCATCTACCCACGCAACCAGAATGCGCGCCTTTGATTTAATACTGTCGAGGTTGTGGCGCAACCCGCAGAAGACGTAGCTGACGTTGCGGTTTTTAGTGCGGATGTACTTTTCGCCAATATCGAAGTAATCATCCAGCCAGGGAACAGACCGGATCGCCTGTTTCACTTCCTCCATCGATGACTCTTCGAGGGAGTTCATAAACTCGCGAGCGCAGAGAATGACGCCGCTTAATCCGCTTTCGGCTGCCTGATACGCTTTAACCGCGCTCATCAGCGCGAATGTCCGTGTCTTTGCGGAGCCGCGACCACCATGCGCGCCACGATAGCGAATGCCCTCTGTCGCGAATACGGGAACGAGCTTCGCCGGGATTTGTAGGTCAACCTGGCTTTCCATTTGTTGGCTCTACTCCTACCAGTCTGATCGTCGTTGGTCGCGGCGACATGCTACCGTCAGGACTGGTGTGTTCGACTTTTTGCTTATTGCTGTAAGCCTCACCCACCTCTTTGGCTGCCTGCTCCAGTAGTTGGGCCGTCATGCCGATGTTCTTCATGTTCTCGGCAGTCGTCGACATTCGCTGCAGGACGCGCAGGCGATAGGCTTTGTTGGCGATCGGAATGTCGGAAATTTCGTTAAGGAAGCGGTCGCGGGTAAGGTTAAAAAGGTCGACCCATTTTTTGGCGAGACTCTTCCCGCTAACCTTTGTCGGATCGTGTGTTTCGACCTGCTGCCGGGTTATGGCGATACCGAAATCCTTCTGGACGGCCTCGACCACCTGCGAAGGCGTGTCATAGCACGCAAGCATCTGAATGATGAAGGCTTTCACTTCTGGTTTTAGTGCAGCCATGTTTCACCATCCGTCCAGTACAGTCCAATTATTAAGCCAGTTTCAGCATGCAAGTCCCGCAAGCCCTGGCAACATCGATATGAGCAACCTCCGCTGGCCTGTTAGCCGCATCAACCATTTCCTGCACGTCTTTGCTGGCGCCGTAACGCCGGACCACACCAACGAACTCTTCGACGTCGTGGCCACGCAGCGTTAGTACCGGCATCCCGGTCTCTTTGTTGAACTTCGGCGCGCCATAGTCATCGGTAGCCTGGGCTATGTGGTAAAGCTCATGCTCAACCAGCGCGCAGAATTCGAGGTCACTGCATTGCTCGCAGTAGTCAGCTGCCAGGGTGATGATGAACTTCGGTATGCGTCCGAACCATTCATGCATCTGCTGTTCCATACGGGCTTTCTGCCATCCTCCGGCACGGAGCATTACCTGCTCGCATTGGCCGAGGACATAACGGCCCTTCTTCTCGAATGCGCCAGACGCCCACATAAACGCAATATCACCGTCAGCGAGTGCATTAACGAGATGTTCGTGGTCAGGGTTATGGAGCCGACCTTCTTCAGAGAGGATGTGCTGATTTACCCACTCTCCGATTTCAGAGGCCGGGATAATCCGCGTATACGGCAGCCAGTTTTCGCCAGTGAAGTTGACGGGAGCGAATGGTCGGCGGTCTTCAACTTCAGCCATACAGAACATTCCTCTGGGTTGCTCGAATACTTACCGGGGAATTATTTAACCGGCTGCCGATAAAACTTACACAAAACTCTGTAAATGGCGCTTTACGGACACCATTTGCAGAGTTTTATAATTCAGCCTCGTTACCGCTCACGACCTCAATCTTGAAACATTTGCCGGTGAGCCAGTTCCAGCGCAATAGTGCCGACAGAATGAGTGGCGGCTTCATATAGGGCCGTAGCGTGAGCTTTGCCGTCAGGATTCCAGTAGTGCTCATTTAAATTACCTCACGTAGACATTATCGAAGCCACTCGGTGAATGGCTCCTGTAATGCCAATAAAAAAGGCCGCATCCGCGACCTTGGCCTTTATATATTTTTTGAAACCTTACTGACCCAGTCATGTATAGAACCAGCCCAATACACCAGTAATAATTGCAATAACGATAAACGTGATTGCCGTTTTACGCATTAGTACACCGTAAAATGCCAATGACATCCCGATACACAGAACTATCAAAACTGGCCACATGCTGAGTAAAAGCAATAAGTAAGCCTCGATACCGCTGTGAATAATCATATTTACCCCAAAAATCCGAAAATCTGACCTTCCATAGCTCTTACACTTCATCACACGAGAATATGTAACTGCCCCTAGTGTAATCGGACATTATCACATGCACCCGGTGAATGCCTGCTGTAATGTCCTACCTAAGGCACTGCGTGCGGATGTAGTCCTGCTACTGGCTGATTGCCAGATAGTAGGCCTGCCAGCGGTATTTATCTAACCGCAGTTGGCGCAAGCACTGGGCGGTTTCGATGTCGGCCTGCAGATCTTCATCGGTATCCTTCCCTGCGTCACTTGCTTTGCACGGCGCCGTCATCAAATCCGGGGATGGCGTTGGCAGCGTCGATAGCTCGCTGGCGCAACTGCACAGCATCATCGTCAAACCGGCACACAGTACGATTCGGAGACTGGACATATTTCACCACGTCGCGGGTTATGGTTCGGTAGATGACCTTGCCCTCTTCTGTAGCGGCAGCGGCCTTTTGCTCAACTGGCTGGATAACCTTTTCGGCTTTCTCTTTTTTCTTCGCCGCCAGGGCGTTGATATGGTCAGCGTGAGAATTCCAGCCAGAA